TCATCCACCAAATCATCAATTTGATCATCATCGATATTAATTTCCAGCACAGGTGCACCTAGTTTCCTAAGTGCATAATCGATTAATCCTTGTCTGGTGGATGGTTTTGCCATTATTCTGCTTCTACCTCAGATGCTAAGTTTTCGTATTTTTCTTGCCATTCAAGTGCCTGTGCGGCTAATTTTGTTTTTTCATCATTAAAGTCTGTCATTACAGTTGTCAATTTTGCTTCCAAAAGTATATTTTGGTTAGTAAGTGTTGATATTTTTTGATTGTAAATTTTAATCAAAGTGTTAACATCAACATCATTATTTTGTGAATTCATAATTTTTTAGGCTAGAACGTACCCCCATCGATCGTCGTTGTCCATGTAGGTTTACTAGTGTATGTAGTTGAAACAGCGGAAGGTGTTTTACCCGTGCCAGTTCCATTTAATATCAAATCAGCAGAAGTATTAAATGTTCCAGTTACACCAATCAATGTAACTGTGGTTGAGTTTGATGATGTTTTAACAACACCTTGCTGTGATCCACCACCTGCTTGAGTGACTAAATCACCAGCAGTAACTGCTTGTGCACTACCTAAAGTAATAGCAATCTCTGTAACTGCTGTTAAGAGTTGAGTAGAGGTGAATGTGGCAGCACTTGGTGCAGTAGTTGAGTTTTGTAATCCAGTGCTGTCAAAATATACAACACCATGAGTTGAAAAATCACCAGACTGATAGTAAATACCTTTAATATCAAGATAACCTTTTGTACCTGTAATTACTTCAGCAGTATTAGTTGCATTTGGCACGTATGTCCATACTCTGCTTCCATCTGCACCCACCTCACTATCATCCATACCGAAGAAACCAAGTTTATTATTGGCTGTTCCAGAACTTGTATTGTAGTTAAACGAAATACCACGGTCAGTATTAGTATCCTTCGCGTGAGTGATAGTTAATTGAGTTGCTGTGCTTATTCCCGCAGTTGTGTTATTACTGATAGTAATAGTTTTAGTTCCTGTGTTTATTGAACTAATTGTAGTGTTACCGGGAATTCCTGTTGCTGCGACAATATCATCAGTTTGTAATCCTGTGACTGAATCTATGACGATTGTGTTTGCACCACTGTTCACAGTTGTCATTACAGTTCTGACACTTGTTACATCACCAACACGCATGATTGGATCATTAACAGTAGCAGTGGTTGAGTTGACTGTGGTTGTTGTACCATCAACCTGTAAGTCACCTTTGATGATAACTGTTCCTTCGTTACTTCCACCAGTTGGGAATGGATCAATAAATAATTGATCTCCAGCACCGGCTCTTGTAGATATTATATTTGATGAAATACCAACACTATCTATTTCTATACCACCTGTGTTGACCATCTTGCCAACATGAGTGATAATACCAACAACTGATAGTTGAGATCCATCAAATGTTAAGTTTGCATCATCTTCTAGGGCACCTGAAGTACCTACAATTACTAATCTATTCTCTGTAAGATCACTTACTGTAGCAGAAGAAAGAACTGATTCACCACCAGAAATATTTGCTCCACCGTCAACATCTAGATCTGATGTAATTTGAGCATTTCCTGTAACAGTTAACTTAGTTCCGTTGAATGTTAGATTACCACTATCCTGAACTGCACCTGAACCACCTGCAAGCAAAACGCGACCAGATGTTAAATCAGATATCTTTGCTGATGCTGCTGTTAAATCAGTTCCGTCGAATGTTAAATTTCCACTATCTTGTAATTCCCCATCAGTTCCAGCAAACACAACACGACCAGAAGTTAAATCTGATATCTTTGCTGATGCAACTGTAGCAACTCCTGATACGACTAAGTTATCTGTGTCAGTTGTTCCTGTTACCTCAACACCATCTATACGAGTTGCAATTTTAGCTGCATTATTGAAGAATAGACTTACAGCACCATCACCTATAGCAGTGATTGCATTTTCACTACCCTGAACCTTAACAACAAAATCATCAGCTGCTGTGATATTAATATCATCACCTGTGTTAGTGATGTTTAAATCACCTGTGGTATTAGTGGCAACAGTATCTGTTCCATTATGAACTAATGTTAGATCATTTCCAGTTCCTAATCGTATTTCTTTACCATCAGGAAGTTTAAGATGATCATTAAATGTAGTGATACCTGTAATATTAATATTTCCACCGACATTCAAGTTTTTCTCAATTCCAACACCACCATCTACTATCAAAGCACCAGTTGTAGCACTGTTTGACTGAGTTGAAATGTCAACATTTACGTCAGCACCAGTAATTTTTAACTGATCGTCTCCATTCTCATCGTATTCAATTTTTGAATCTTTACCAGCACCAAAAGATAAGAAAGTATCATCAGGTATAACAATCTCTCCTGAACCGTTTGGATCTATGTTAATATCACCATTCGTATTTGTGGATGAAAATGTATTTCCATCTAGTCTTAAATTATCTACATTCCATTGGTCAACTTTTCTGCTTTGATCTAATATTGCAACAAATCCATTTGCAGCAGTCGTTGGGTTTGTCACTGAAGCGACTGTTCCCGGTGCATGAACCATTAAGTCGGTAAAATAACGACCACCGACAACATCTACGTTACCTGCGTTATCACCAACAAAGAGTCTTTCTCCTTTGTTTGCCTGAGTTCCAGCACCGATTGTTAGACCAAGTTCACCGAACTGAAGACTACCGGGAGCTGTTGTACCCGTAGATCTTTTTACTCGTATAATACTAGCCATTTCTAAAAGTTACCTCCATTGATATCCAAATTTTGTGTCGATCCGGGTGTTAATGTTAAAGTTGCTTCAAATTTTTGTGTTGCTGAATTAAAAACTAAAACCATTCCATTTTGAGGATTGTTAATTTCAGTATCACTTAGACCTGCAAGAGATCCACTTACATTTCCTGCCAATGAGGAAACGACTTTGGTTGCATTTTGTTGTCCTACACGAACTTTGATGTTTGCCATTAGCGAGTCACTCCTTGCCTTACTAAAACAGATCCTTCAACAACTCTCGTTACTTCACCTACACTGTCGGAAACGATAACGTCGTAAACATATCTTCCGGGTTTTAATGATGCAGTTGTCACACTTGATAATCCAACTTGTACTAAACCATTTTCAGCATTTTGGATTGATGCTGTAAAAGTAGCTGCAACACCTGTGCTTCCTGCATGTTTTCTCATCTGAGAACTTGCAGTAAACCCACTAAGGTCTAATGCATCGTTTGATGAAATATTTTCTAAAGAAAATGTTTGTGTGAAGGTAGCACCAGTGTTGATTACAAGATTGCTAACATATACTGCCATTTACGCAATAATATAATATGATCTATAGTTTATTTATATTTTGTTATACTATGAATTTTTCTGAATTAGATCATTCAGAAGACCTTTGAGAGTATCTATCTCAACTTTAAGTCTATCTATCTCAGATTTTTCATTAAGTTTTTTATTTTTCATCTTTTTGTATCTCATATAACCTGTTGTATCACAATTAACGATAGCACCAGTATTTTCATCACGATAAAGATGTTTATGTCCTTCTACTCGTATCATGCTAATGCAATTGCTCGTAGATCTTTTAGACTTGGTGCCTCGGCTTCATTTGTACCACTAAACACCACTTTAATTACAAATCCAGTAAATTCTGGTAAATTATCAGCAGTAAACTGATATTCAAGAAATTCACCATCCACGCTTGATGAAACTTTCGCATCTGGTTTACCACTATTTCTAGATGTAGAAATACCAACATCACCAAATCCGTCACCATCTGTATCAAGAAGATTATCAAATCCGGGGAACAAGTCATATGATTGTTCTCCCTCACTAATTTCAGCATTGAATAATTTATATAGCACTCTGAAATCAGCTGAATCAGATCTTTGAGCACTTACCAACACCTGTAGTGAAGTTGCTGGAACTTTCAAGTCAACACGTTTAGAGATATAAACTCCTGCGTGAGGATCATTTGAATTTAATTTCACTCTCGCATCCGTTACGTAATCTACCACAGGTTTGTTTAAACGATTCCTTATATAAATGATGGAACTATTCATAGTGTCAACCACTGGCGATAAGTTTTTATCACCTGATAACATTCTTATAGAAACTGTATTAGATCTATTCAGTGGTAAATCTGATAATCTTTCAGATTCATTTACGGGTGATGCAACTAATCTAGGAGTGCTTAGTTGAGTTATAGAATTTAATTCAATGGTTTCAAATCCTTGATCTAAGAATGATACCTCATTTCCACCTGCACTTGTTCCTGATATAGTTCTTGTTTTAGATGATATCGCAGTTTGTCCCGGAGTAATAAAGTTTATTCTAGGATAAATCGCATTAAACTGAACATTTTGTGATACAAATATTTGATCTCCACCACCAAAAGAATCGTTGAAGAAACTTAATTGTGAGTTACCACTTGTTCTCACTGCTGCTGTAGGCCCTGTGTTGAAATTAACACCTCTAGGAATTTCTAGGTAATATTTGTCAATGTCACTTTCAGATCTTAAAATTGAAGTTGATGGTAAAGTATGAACACTATTAATTCCAGTGAGTGAGAATCCATTGAACTCATACTTATAAACTAAACTTCCCACTTCATGTTCACGAATCGCAGATCCGTCCACACCTCTTTCAACGATAGTTAATGATTCATTACTAGTATTGATACCATCATATTGCATTATTTCGTTATTAACTTTGACGTATCCTCTTGATGTGCTTATTCCTTCAAAAACTTGGAAATCTAATGTTGAGTTTGCACCAGTTGCAGGGGCATTAAGATCAATTGAACTTGATGATAATCCAACAGCAGCGTTAAGCACAACAGGTTCAGTTGTTGGTAGAACATTTGAAATTTCTACTTTGTTATTACCAGAGTGCATACCGTGATTGTACTGAGTTACCTCAATCACATTACCACTAAACAATCCTCCACCAATCTCCTGATCAATATTTCCAACATTGTTAACTTGTTTATTTCCTGTTAAGGCAACAAATTGAGTTCCATTAAAATGTAAAAGTGCAGTATTGTCTTCAAATTTCTCACCCTGTACATCAGTCAAATACAGAGTATCAATAACATTGTTAGTTGAAGCAATCGTAAATAATGCTCCGGTTCCCTTTTGATTAAGAGCATTAGTTGATATTGATGATGTTACGATACCAACTACGTCTCCAACAGTGTATCCAGAACCTTGTGCAGTAACAGAAAAATTACTCTGTATTACACCAGATCCATTAGTATTGATGGTTAGTGTTAATCCAGTTCCATTACCGGTAACAGCAAACGTATTAACAACTTGGCTGGATAGACTTGCAGCATAATCACTTCCTATTGAAATTGAAGTTACACTACCAGACGCAGTATGAACAGGGCCACCAATTCTCTCAACAGTTCCCTTCGGTGTTGTTGAAATTCCTGCTACTCCTGCAGCAACTATTTTTCCGGGTGCAATCTCAGACGCTGTAGCACCTGTATCAATCTTTACCTTTAATTTTCTTGGTAAAGTTCTGATAGCATTATTACGTAAAGTTGGAATAAGACTACTCTTATAGTTAAGTTCTGGATTATAGAAAATAACTTCAGCATCTCTAGATTTAGAGAAATCTGCTTTGTAAAGTGTAAATTTTAAATCTTCAAACTGACTAGGAGTCCATATAGAACCGTTTTGTGATTTAAATAAACTACCACCAATATACTGTTTGGAAATTACAATACTTTCCGCATCAGGTAAACTTTGAGTTTCAATTGTAGGTTCACCCATTCTACCAATCCAAGCTTCATAATTGTTACTAGAGGGAGCTAGAAGAACCACAGCATACTGTTGTCCACCCTCAAGATAGATTGGTGAGGGGAATGTAACTCTTGTTGGTACAGACGCATCATCAGATATATTAATCTGACTAGTGCCATCTTCTCTTACAGCTGGATCCAAAACAACTTGTGCATAATCTTGTATCAAGATAAGTGTAGGAGTACCAAGTTCCATTGTTCTTATTTGAACTGTCAACTGTTCTTTTACATCTTTTGATTTAAAGTATAAATCAACTGATGTCAAGAAGGCACCTGATTCATCAACTGTGAATGATTGTGCTAGAGGATCATCATCGTCAATACGCACTCTTTCACGAATTACTTGTGTAACCTCAGTAATATTATTAGTTACATTAGTAACGTTGGTAACGTTGGTTACTTCAGTTACTTCAGTTACATTAGTAACGTTAGTTATTTCATTTGTTATGAATTCATTTGTTATATTGAAGACAACTGGTATTGGAGGTGGAGGTGGAATACGAACAACAACTGTAGATTGTCTAAATGTATCTACCACTCCACTTGTACGGTAGTTTTGTTCTACTTCACTAATAGATGGATCACCAAGTAGTGGTCTTGCGTTTGTTGAACTTGATGTTAACTTAAATGTTTTAGTACCATTTTCAAATCTTAATTGTGGAATTGGTGTACCTAAAGGATCTCTGAAGAAGAATGATCCCTTTAAATCTCCCACAGCATCAGTTATAAGTCTTATTGGTTTGACTGTTGCGGTAGCTAAACTCATGTCGCCAACTATTTTTATTCCTTGTTCAACATATCCAAAAAATCTACCTTGAGCTTCTTCAACCAAATTAGCTAAATCAATATTTAAAACAGTAGAGGAAGATGAATAAAGACTTGGTAAAGTTAAAGCAGTATTGTATGGGTTTGTTGTATAAACTGTGGTTGGTGAAGTTATACTTCCTGTTTTATGATTAGGTGCGCATATTCTTCCTGAAAATACAGTTTCTGCTCCCAAAAATCCCTCAACAGTTTCTCCGCTTTCAAATGTACCCGAATCCATCGTTATTTCGAGTAATTTTGGAATAATATCAATACCTGATGTACTATCAAAGAACGCATAAAATCTGGTATTTGGTTTTATACCGCTTGCATCAAATGAAACGTTTCTTGATCTAATGTGTGTGTCAGGTTCGCTACTTATTATACGATCATTGGTGTATGTTTCTTCTACATCACCTAATACTGTTCGTGTACCATTATCTAAGATGACATTTCGTGTCCAAGTATCAGCACTAGGACTTAAAATCATCCTACCTCTGAATGTAACTATATTGAATGGGTTTACATTCTCAATTCTTGATGCTAAAGGTTGATCAAGTAATGATACTTCATCATAATCAAGAGTTATTAAATCACCTGTTTTTCTTACACCTGAGTCTAATAATGCTAAATTATCAGAAAAATCTACTGTTGCAGGATTTAAAGATGGGTCTAATGCTAACTCTGGTTTTATCGAGTAAAAATCAGTTGGTGTAACTAAAGTTTGTGTGCTTCCAATAACATCACACTTACAATCTGGATTAACTCTATCAAGTAATTCTGTATTTTTAAAATCATCAACAAAAAATCCAGTTTTAAATCTTGATAAACCATCTGCATCTTGAATTTGTAAAGATTTTGTATCTAATTCAAGTAACGATAATGATGTTAATTTCTCTAAATTTTCAACTCTATCTTCTATTTGACCAATATCTCTCATCGTATAACGACGATTATCAACAAGATTTATTTTTATATCTTTTGTGTCATAAACGTAAGCTGGAACTTCAAGTGTTCCAATTGTCATTGCAGTTTCAACATCAGCTGGGATTATGGGATTTTGTGATGATACACCTTTTATAACCTGAAAATATCCATTTGTGTAAGCATTTCCATCTGAATCACTTGAATCAATAACTACTTTATCAATTCTGGGAAGATAGAATTTAAAATCTAAAGTAGATGTCTTATTTGGTGCAACGACTATTGTGGAGTTAGATCCGGAGCTGCTAAACACCCTTGCTGCATATGCAAAGGGTGATACGTTTGAACTGCTAATAAAATCCGCAACTCTTGGTCTAAAATCAAGTGTATCCGATGATCTTAAACCATTTCTAAGAAGTGGCACATTTTTGAAATACTCACTTGGATAAGAAGCTACTGTGAATACATCTCCGGTGTCATTACTGGGAACTGTAAATTTATCAAATATAATTCTTATTCTTCTTGATGGTATATTTGCACCATCTTTTCTTACGATTCTTGAATAATCTGCATATTCATCTCTCTGACCGTCATCTAATGTAAAATTAGATGTTACATCTAAGAATAAACCTTTTGTAATTCCTTGCAAGTTAGTAGTAATGTTTGATTCTTGGAATGTTACAGACTCACCTACTATGAACTTACTTACAGTTAATGTTGAAATTTCAACAGTAGTAGCATTAGTTCTTCCAACAACAACAGCGATTGCACCACTTTGAGCACCTTTGATTTTTTCCCCTAAAATTGCTTTAGTGTTTAATGATAAACCACTCACAAAAACTAATTTATCTAAAACAGGATCACTTGCGTTGACTGATTGAAATACACCAACTATTTTGAAAACATCAGGTGTATTTAAAGATATTTCCTTATCATCTACTCTTAAACCATAAAATTGATTTGGTGATATACCATTGGTAGATACACCAACTCTAGATGATTTGTTTATAACAATACTATTGCTACGAGAAACATTTTTAGTTTTATTATTGATGAGATCTTTCACAATAGTAACATTTACTATTCTAGTGCCAGTCCCTGAAATACCGTTAAATGTAATGGTGCGATTGTTATTAGATAAAACAACATTAGCCTCATTTATCACCTCATGAACCGCGCTACTAGTGGTTCTAAGAGAAATGCTATAATTATCACCGTCATATGGGGCGAATGTTGAAGTGCTTGCAAACTCAGGAAAATCAGATCCTATTGTCAATTCAATTTTGCCAGAACCTGCTGCTTTTGCGACCTGTGCTTTGACGGATAGTTTTGATTGTGCTAATGACGCATCAGAAACATTTTTTTTCTGAAGTTCTCCGTATAATCCAGCATCACTTAAAAATATTTGTGGACGAGCGACATGAACACCAGTTGGTGATGCGTTTGATAATACAGCACCAGCAGCAACACCGGGAACATTTTGTAGTCCTATGAGTGTCAGTGTTTTTAGATCACCTGAAATTGCACTAATACGGTTAACTCTTGGTTCTGAATCTGTTGTTAAGTTAACAGTGATGATATCATCTACCTTTAGAGATCCAAATGTTTTACCTGCACATGTTAATTCTGATAACCCACCAGAAGCTGTAGTTATATTAACTTCATCTCCAAGTCCAAGTTCCTTTATTTTTTGAGGTTGTAAAACTAAATCACCTGAAAAATCTACACCTGATATAAATGTATCTTCTTGATGAACTGCTAAAACTTGTTCTAAACCATTTTTTTGTGTTATTGAGATTGTTCTGATCAATGATTCATCACTATTAATTCTTATTTTTTCACCTACTATAAATGTTCCTGATACTTGCTCTAATCCAAAAGCAGTTGAATTATTTCCAGCTGCATGAGCAAATCCTGTCGCACCACTACTCAATCCCTCAACAAAACTACCGATTGGTAGTTGACTGGATGATAATGCGAGATTAACTGTCAATGCTGTAAATAATTGAATATCATATAAGTAAAGATCGAATTGAGTTGTTGCATCTTTATAAGAAGCATCTGTATTTTCAAATGCATAAATTCTTGCTCTACCTATGCTATCTCCAACTGGAGTGGGGTTATTACCAGCACCTTTTCTTGCATTTTTAAATAATACAGTTGAATTTGCATTATTATTATTTAAACCTATCACTGGAGATCCGTGAACATTGTTTAGTTTAAATAAAGTTCCTAGTTTGAAGTTTACCTTTGAATTTTTAAATTCTTCCTTATCTCTCGTTTTATCAACATCTATAACAGTTGTTCCCGATTTTTCAATATCATATCCTCTCACATAGGCCTTACCGGGTGATACCTTCACACACATTAAAGGTTCTTCTGGAATATTTCTTTGATCTGTTATTTCACCTTCTTTAAAAACACCTTCGTTTGAAATGCCATCATCTAAACACTCCGAAATGCTAATTTTAAAATTACCTACAGAATAATTGCCAGATTCTTCATATGTTCTCTTCGCAAAATAATCTTTTATTAAAGAATAATCTGGTTTTTGTTCATTTTTCTTTAATTGACCATTATCTAAACGAACTAATTCTACGAAATTTTTATCATTAAAATCTGTTAAAGGTTTTTTAGTAAGTGTTGTTGATATTTTAAGTCTATCTGCACCCGGAGCTGCAAAGTTTGAAAATCCTCTTGCATTATCGAATAAAGATGACTCATCTTTTGCCTGAACTATTTCTTCCTGAATGAATAAACCAACTCTGTAGTTGGGTATATTTGAATATGGATCAAGAACAATTTTATCAGCTGATACATTGACAAAATGTCCACGAATGAAAAATACACCATCAGCGATCGAAACTGCACAACCTATATTACACGCATTTTCCTCAACCAAAGTCGCTATAGTTTCACCAGATACTATTTGAGTGTTTCCATATATAAATGATTCTTCAACTAATAAATTTTCACCGTCAGCCATGAATGATGATTGATTATCATTTCCCGCATCGATATATTTTACAAAAAGAGTTAAATCTGTAATCTCTGTTGAATTTTCTGGTAAAGCATAATTATCAACTTTTATTTTTATTCCTGTCTCCTGACCAACTAAAATCTTACCCTTTAAGTTTTCAACATATAATGATACGGGGATACCTAAATGATCACTTTGTAATTTAATAGAAAAATATTCATAATCATAACTTGTATTTCCGGGGATAACCATTGATCCCTCTTTGAATATATGACTTCCAAATGATTCTACTTGATCTTGTAATATTGATTGTAAAGTCGTTAATTCACGAGCTTGTACTGGTCTACCCGGATTGAATAGAACTCTATAGAACTGATTATCCTTGGAAAAATCGTCGTAATATGGACTTATATTTAAATTCGTTTTTTGTGGCATTTTTTAAAATTCCAGAATAATTTTTATGTCTTCTTTTTGTCTCAAATTTCTTGATATGAGAGCTCGATTGTCAATGTACAATACATCACCTGACCCTTTATTTATCTCAGGAGAAGCAAGACCACTTGTAAATGAGACTCCCAAAGCAACATTGTTATTGTTTATATCTGTTGTAATACCAGCACTAAAAGTAGTTTCAACAGATCCATTTCCTCCGGGGAATGATATTTGACTAGTCGATGAACTAAATTCATACTGTTGTGATCCACTACTTACGTTTCCATAATCTGTTTGATCAATACTATTACCAAAATATAATGATCTATCTTGAATATATTTCAAAACGTTAGTATCACTATCAAAGGAACTAATATATCCTAAAGCTGTTTGTCCTGTACCAACAGTTTGTTGTAATAAACCACCTATCGCAGGAGTTCCTGATATTGTATCTAGTTTGATCGCTTTCAAACCAGAATATGTACTTCCAGTGTAAACTGAGGTTGTACCAAATGATGTTGGATTTTTAATCAGTGAAACTTGTGCAAATTTAGCATCAATTGGAAAATCTTTAGTAGAGTCATCAAATCTTGCATATACAAGAACTCTATCAGCACCTAACTCTTTATACAAATCAAACCCATGCCCTTTTGATGGTGGTATTATAGGTATTAGTTTTGCAGGGGTATTTCCTGCCACAGCAGCACTATTTATTGTGCCTAAATCAACAACCCCATACGTATAACCTTTACCACCATTTGATATAGTTGCATTTGTAATTTTTGTACCAGAAACTTCGATAACCACCTTACCACCGGTACCATCACCTAAAATATCAAATTCACCACCTGTTCCTGTATAATTATTTCCCTGATCTGCGATATAAATTGTTTTTATTTGATTATTGTTTATATCCGAATCACCATTTTCGCGAACTGCTTGTATTTGCGCATCTGTTGTGGTTGGCCAATCATTAGGTAAAGCAATAAAATCAGTTGAATCAAACTTTATTATGTCACTTGGATTTACAGTAAACAAATACTTCCATACATATCCATCTTGACTTTCACCTGCTTTAGAAGGTTCCAGATCTGTAAATGTAGGTTCATCCTCAGATGCATTACCAGTGGTATTAATACCTGATGATCCATTTTCAATACAAATATAAACATTAAAATTACTGTTTATAACATAATAATTAGCATCATATAAACGAGTGGCATTTGAATTTGGTGCAGTATTTGATGTGCTATAGTCTTGACGATACATATCGTACTTAACACCCTTTGTCCAATTTATTCTACGAACTAATCTTCTTACATTTTTATCTGTAACTCTCTTACCAAACTGTGTCGTATCTCCTATATGATCAACTTCAGAAAAACTATCTACTGGATTTGGAGTAGCAGTATTCCAATTGTTTGCTCTTCCAAAACCAACTGAAGCTGGTTGAGGATTTGGTAAACCTAGAGAGACAAAATAAGAATTTGTAGACGAAGAAACCCCTGCAACAAAATTACTTGCATTTAATATTCTAAATTGGTCTGTTACAATTGCTGGCATTATTATATTGTTTTTTCTATATTTATACAGGAAATCGTCATGGTGTATGTGACCTCTTAATAGCACCACTTTCACGAATACCAAATCCCCTTCTTTGAATGGTTGGGAATGTTGAAATACCAAGTCCTTCACCTGCAATCACTGTATTACCAGTCACACCGATTGACACTGGATTATTTCTAGTAAAATTACCTGACGCTGTTGATAAACGTCCCCATGAGAATTTACCTTTCTGTATTTTCTTGACTTTAATTAGACCTTTCATCGCATTTGGATGTGATGTACAATAGTAATGGAATGTTGTATGTCCAACTCCTACTGTATTGAATATAACAGTGCCATTTTGAGCACCATTATTTGTTACACCATCACTTACTCCTAAAGCTGCACCACCTTCAGTTCTCGAAATTACAAATGGATGAGCATTCATGTTATTTACAAAATTAACTATATCACCATCTTCAATATATACAGTTCCATTCGCAGCAGAAGATAATGCTGTTTGTGTGCTAAATTCATCTCTATGAGTTCCATTAAGTATGTAATTACTTGATCCGTTATTTGTTAAATTAATGGTAAATGTTAATCCATACTTAGCGAGATCTATGCCTGTAGTGTTAATACCTGAGTGTACGTTTACTCTTATAAAAGCATTATTAGATAATGAACCAATTTCTTTTACCATGTAAACATTATCAACAAATGTCCTACCAATACCAACAACATCTGCATTTGCACCACTTACATTTAAACTTATCACACCATGTCCAACAGATGTTTCAGAAATAAAGATTGGGGTTGTTGCCACTAAGTCAGTGAACGCTTGTCCTGAAGGTGCTTGTAAACCAAATTCTAAACCAACTGTACCACCAATCATGACAGTTGAGATACCAGTAATAATTCCAGAGAATCCTTTGATAGTTTCAATGTTGGCAAATTCTTCTTTAATCGGTTTATGAGCAGCTACAATTGCTTTTGGAAGTATGGATTGAGAGTAACCTACACCACCACTGTTCACCGTAACTGATGCAATTACACCGTTTGTTATATTTGCTGTTGCAACAGCAGTTGATCCAATTCCAGTTGCGATTGGAGAAACTTTCATAGGAACTGGTGGTTGTGAGATATGCACAGAGGTTGTATTACCGACATATCCACTTCCTCCACTTACAACTGTGATAGCAGATATAGTTCCTACACCAGAGACCGTTGCTGACAATGAAGCAGATACTGGATTGGTATCATTTACAACTAATGCAGACACATCAATAGAGTTTACTTGAGAATCCTCATCCTTTTCATACTCAAAGAAATCAGCATCATCAACATAAATTCTGTCAGTTGTTCCAGCACCTATGTCACCAATAATTCTGGCTGTTGGGAATATTAATGGTTCAATTGAGTCTCTTGCCTTTGAAACTACAATACCATTTACAACTTTATCAATTTTTTGTTTAATCCATGTAAGTGGTTTATCAGTTGCGGAGTCGTTAATACCAACTCCAGTGTAAATTTCAGTTTCAAATGTATCAGTAGTAGTGATACCTGAAACTGTTCTTTTACGTTGTTCTAAATCTATTAACAGTCTAGTATTTGCATTTGTTAATGTTGAAGTATCATTATTTGCCTTTAATTGAACTACATCACCCTCTTTAATAGTTTCAACTGCATTAATTTCTGTAACATCTTCAGAGGAAGTTCCCTTATAGAAGAATACTGAAATATTATCATTTGGTTCTGGTGCAGTTGTAAATTCAAATGTTGTTCCACCATCAAATACATATGCTTCACCAGGCTCCTGTAATACTCCATTTACATATATTGCAAGTAAATTACTCATTACAATTAATTGAGAGTCACTATTACTTCCAACATCAAAACTTAATAACTCGCCATTGATACGTAGTGGGAACCTTGTTCTCTCACCATCCTGTAAGTTATCAATTGGATCAATATAATCAAACTCCCCAAATTCCCATGAGGAGAACTTATCATTATAAATTTCTGTCACCTCTAATGTAAAGTCTTCTAATGTTGCTCCTCTTGCAGTAACAAGACCAACTGGTTTAAATTTATCACCTCGTTTGAAAGAGTGTCCCTCCCTTGCAATCTCAAATGACTCTATTGTGAATAATGTGGATCCAATACCAACTGTTGAACTAGAACCAACATTCAGTGTCACAAGAAGATTTGACCCTGTAGTTGTTCCCGGCACACCATTTCTTGATACACCAATAACTTCCATATTTGAATATGTTGGTTCAGGGAATTGGAATCTAGGGTTAACATAATTTGTTCCAGCTGCACTCACATTAATATCTAATGTTCCACCAACACCAATGTTACCTGTTAATGAAGCACCAGTTCCTGCTCCTCCACCAAATCCAATGAAAGCGGTTATGGTATTTGTAGTTACTGCAGTAATTACAGTTGCTATACCTGCCACTGGATCGGGTAAACCTGTTGTTTTTGAGATTGCACGAGGATACGCATGATTAGATTGGAAATTATCTCTTGAACATGTAAACACAAGACTTCCAGTGTCAATACCAACAAAGTTACCAGCACTTAATCCATGACCTGCTATTGTTAATGTTAGTAATCCTGTATGTGAAATATATGATGCATCTGTTGCAGTTCTTTGTGTTGCAGCAAATATATTATTTCCTGATGCATTAGTTCTTATCGATCCAACACCTGCGCTTACAAATCTATGTTCATATGCCAAATCAGTTATACCAATAGCAACTGTTCCCCCAACAGGTCTATATCCAGATCCAAATGTAAGACCAGATGGTGGTCTTGAAGGTGAAACAGACTGATCATATACTGTAGATCCAATACCTACAGCAGTGATACCTCCAAATTGATTTAATATACCAGTCACAGCTGCTCCAACTAGTGGTGCAACTCCTAATCCACCTGTTGATCCAAGTGAAACAATTTTTCCACCTCTAGGTAATTGATTCTGATTTACATCTCCTTGCACAATGATTTGATTGCCAGTTAATGCAGATGAAATTCCTGTAAATACAATATCTTGAGTTGATGTTCCAACAAAATCATAGTTATTACTCAAATTATTTTCAGTGGTTGGTTTTTGGAAAATACCATTTATTAGAACTAATGAACTACCGGTTGCAATACCAGTTGAATTAGACCCATTTGACTTCATCCTAAACGTTGCACCAACTCCGGTAAATTGATTCGACAGATCATCAAATATCCTATTTGTCGTGTAAGTTTTTCTTAGATAAGTTCTACCTTGGAAATCAGATCTAGGAGTTTCGAGTCCAGAGTTATCCCTATCAATATTATTTGTTCCTTTAGGTGCATCTGTAAAGAACACTGTAGAATTTACTATGTTGAATGATCCAGAGTGAATTCTTCCTACCACACCATCATTATGTGTAGCAACTTCGGTTCCTAATACACCTCTTTCAACTCCTAAAATGTTAAACGTACCAATACCAGTTACTGGCCCTGAAGATGTTGTGCCAAATCCCACAGATGTGACTTTCATAAATTCATTACCAAATTTAATATTATCCTCAAGATTGATATCGTTTGTTGTGTTTACACAAATATCTGTTCTAGTGGTTGATATACTTCCTCCATTATTCACTAACGTTGATGTAATAGGAGCGAAAGCCATTGGTGACTGAATTATACCATCAATAACCAGAACAGACTTCTCAAGTCGTTTTTTCATTGTCAAACGATGTGAATTACCTGCACCAACGTTATTAAACGTAACAGTTGCACCACCGCTTGATTCACGAAGTCTAAAACTATTATTATCAATCTTATTAACAAATACTGTTGTAGATAAATCAGATCCGTTTGATTTTTTCAATGAAGTTGCTCCTACTCCAGCAAATGTAGATTTAGGTGTATAAATTAACTCTTCGTTTTCTGAGAAGAAGTGATTTGGTATTGTAAATACACCAGTGGTTCTGTTCAATTTAGATGTATCTTCTGGATCAAATCCTTTCTCATAAACTGGAGTTCCATTATTTTTTAATTCAAAACTTTTCTTATTAGATCTTGTTCCATTAACTGCATTATATTGGAAAACTCTTAGCGTTTCATTTATACGTCCATAACCTAAATCAGGAGGATTATTGAGAATATCAATATCACGATACAATTCCTCACTAAAATGTTGAACAGTATGACTACCTGTTCCTGAATCGGGATGGAATTTAACTACGAAATTAGATGCTGTAAGATTAGATGAAAATGTACCAATTCCAGATGTGCTTCCTATCGATATAAATGGATAATGAACTGTATGTGTATCTGTGCCATCGTTAATTGCTAAAACTTGATGAACTGCACTAGCTGTTGCAGATTCTATTCTAACAATACTTCTCACAGCACTAAAAATATTTTTATCGAGTGAGATAAAGTTTGCACTATTAGTTCTTGTTGTAATACCAGATTGTAATACCAATGTTCTTTCTGCACCATCTGGTTGAGCGTTATCTTTAAACCTATATGTTCCATTACCACCTAATGAATTAATTCCTACGACTTTAGCATTTATTTTAACAGTCGTGGTAAATCCTACTGAATTATCAAAATCTAAAGAAAGAACATTGTTATGAATTCTTGATCTAAATGTACCGATAAAATTAGATGAGAAATTATTTTGAGATGTTGTATCAGCATAATATTCACTAAAATACGAATTAGTTCCATCATGAGTTGCATAAACATCCACATGATTTTTCTCACCTGTAACAATATCCTCAACCTCTACCGTTGCATAAAACGCATCAACTATGGTAGTTGACCCTGCAGCGATTGGTTCTGCAGTCGTACCCACACTTACAACAGTTGATACACCGACTAAGTTTACAAAACCTATAGACTCTGTTCCACTTCGTATATTTTGATCATTAAAACTATTTTTATATACTTTTATATCAATATCATCATCATTAGGATTAAATGGAGAAATCACGAGATTTTTGGTGCCATTAACTGTTCTTCCTTCTATATCTACAACTGTTGATGCGGTTGAAACTAAACTATTTTTCTCAAATGTAAATGTATCTGTTTTATCATTAAATATTACAACATCATCAACTTGAATTTCACCATTAGCGATATTTCTAGATTGCACTAAAAATCTTGCAAAAGTTTCTCCAAAAGGAATAGATATATTTCCAGATAAATTTGCTTCACTATCAGAAAATTGAGAACTAATATCATCAATTTTTAATACTCTATTTGTGTTGCACTGTATGAAGTTTGATAATTTAGTATTTTTAAGTTGAATAAACTTAGATTTTGATCCATTATCAATAGTATCAATATCTTTTGCTAAATCAAAATTGTTTATAGCATCAACTCTTTGCACTGTTATCACATCTGCAGAAACAACAGTTTGATTTGTAATACCAAATCCAACACTAGCTGTTGATGAAATGCCAGAATCTGCAAAGTTTTTAAGTCCACTCGTGTGTAATAATCTATTTACAGGATCAATTATATCATCAAAAGTTTTTGGACTTTGTATTGTGTAGGATAAATTTTGATAATAATTATTATCAGAAAGAACCATAAAGTCTTCACTTAACCTACCAATCTCGTCTTTCCATCCTTTATTTTGTTTTAAGGAGTAATCTATTTTAAATCTTCCTTTATTGTTAACAATGGAGTTTATTGTTGCAACTGTTCCAGAATTTTCACCTCTAATTATATCATCAACTTTTATATCATATCTACCTTCAATTTTTACAAATTCATCTGGTCTATTATCAATAACTATTAATCCAGTTGAGACAAAATTATTGTTGACTTTAACAGCTAATTTTTCACCTGTTCTAAATTCTGATGATTTTTGTGTAGTTATAAATTGAGGATACTCGGATAACTTAATTAATGTGGCAAATTTTTGAACAAGATCTGCTACTCCGGGATTTGTTGCAGAGTTGGGTAATTCAAATTTCACAATCGCAGGATCTGTATTGTTGTATTCAATAACCTTGAAGAATTTAAATCCATTATCCGCTGAATTAAATCCATCACCTGCTGTTCCTTTTGTGATGTTCTCTGCAAAAACTTGCTCACCAACTAAGAATTGAGGAGTTGCAAATCCATTTATAGGTGTTTTAAGAGTGCATGTAACAATACCACTATTACTGCTTTGAATATTAGTTACTTTATATCCGTTTGTATTATTAATTGTTCTTAAAATTTGAGGTTTTGATGTCAACCCTCTTGGAGATTCAAGTATGTCAACACTTGAAATTGAGTTAGCTGATAAGTTAACTTCTAAAACACCTTGATCACCTGTCAACTTTCCAGTATCTGGATCTACGATAACTAAATCAGGAGCATTTGTATAATTAACACCACCATTTATTACTTTTATATCAACTATAGAATCAGAATTTATAAGAGTAACAGTTGGAGATAATCTAGCCTCTGGACGTAAAGTTTTATCAGAATGATAATCAAAACCGGGATCTGTTATTCTAACATCTTGTATATTGTTTATATTAGAAGATAAACATAAAATATTCTCTCCAGATCCATTTACAGATGTGACACTAGAAACACCGGGAATATTTTTATATCCAAATCCACCAGATGTGAGATTAATTTGACTTATACCACCAGATGTATTTGTTGATGATGTATCGTAGGTAATAGTTGAAGACGCTCCAACAGCGTATGATCCTTGTTCAGGGACATCATTAAGAGATATGTTAAATCCTCCCGTTGTAACTCCAAATGCTACGTAATCACCATTATATTCACTATCTTTGTAGAATATTTCTGAAGCATTTTTTACATCAGGATCGGATGTGCTTATGAATCCTGTTTTCTCAAGTGTATAGAATAATTTTTGAGGGTTTGATTTATGAAAATTTAAAGTTATGGTTGAATTTGTCCCAACACCCACTGTTCCAACACTAGTGACACCAAAATCAGTTGATGAACCGATGGATACAAATTCATTTTCAAATTCAGAATCAAAATAAAATTTAAAATTATATCCATTTAAAGAAGGATCGGATACATAAAAAAGTAAATTATCATCTCTAACAACTTCTAACCTTGGATTGATCAATGATAATTCTTGATTTCCACCACTATTAGCAGTTATAGAGACAACTTTAGGAGGTTCATTAATAACATCATATCTAGTTTCAGCTAGTTTGAAGTTGCCACTATCAACTTTATATACAAAGTATGACCTCTGAGATGTTAAACCAGTCGCTGGATCTCCATCATAAAACAGTTTCTGACCAGTTTTGAATCCATGATTAACAATATTAATTGTATCAGTATCAACCTGTGAGTTTGTAAATGATATTGGATCAATTAGTAATTTGTCATTTTGAGCACTGTATTTCACCACAACTGATGTTGCACCAGCACCAATACCTTTTGTTTGTGTAGATCTTAATTTTAAACTAATATTATCATTGTTTTGAAGACCATGAAGGGTTGATCCAGCAGACACGGTAGCAATACCAACGTTAACTGTAATTCTTTCAACTTTTCCCTTGACTTGATCATAATTTGATTCAATTGAATATTCAAAATTATCAAATGAAGCAGCATCTCCATTTTTAAAGAATACTGGAGTTGTATTTGCAGTTAAAGCAAGACCTACAACATCTTCTGAAAATTTTCTGATATAAACAGTTTGACTATTTCCTGAAGATGGTAAACTAAAATCACCACCAACTTGGAATCTATCACCCAAACCAATGGTAAATTGATTTGAAGAGTTAGTTGGTTTTCTTAAAATTACTTCTTGATTATCTTTAAAAGGATGATTTGGTATGAATATACCTTTAGCTGGAATTGATATGACTTCAGATAATTCACCGATGGTAAATGATTTACCAATACTCACTGTTCTACCAACAGTATTTGCTACACCAACAGATTCCCTTGGATTAAAGTAAACAATATCATTCTTTTTAGATATAAATTCACCAATATCTTGAGAGGAAAGTTCTATCGTTTGTGGTATAGTTTGAAGTAATCCACCAAGAATATGTGATGTAGATGTATCAGCAGCACCCACTAATCCTCTATTTACTCTTAAAATACTTCTATCCTTAAAAACATTTAAAACTCTTAGTTTTTCTGTTCCAATACCAATACTACTTCCTGCAGATACTGAGTTGGGAACTGTGGCCACATAAATGTCTGTGACAATACCTGCAGTATTACTTGCTGAAAGTGCTTTATATAAAACTGTGCTCTCAGAACTAACTCCTATCTTGTGTGAACCAGTCAAATTAGGAACACTTGTTGTTAATCCAGATATTACAACAACATCACTTGTATTCAAATTATGAGTTGTTGAAATAAATCCAGATACAATTCCATCACCACCTTTTAAGAGAACGACATCATTATAAGTTGTTACTCCAACTTTTACATTATCTATAGTTTTACCTTCAATTCTTGAAACTTGAGCAGCTGCTCCACCACCATTAGTATTTGAATTATCGAAGTTTAAACTGTCACCAACTTTAAAATTATCACCTGCAGACACAATTTGGAAATTATCTATATTACCAGAGGATACTGATTCAATTATTGATGTTTGTTGATTAATTTCGTATGATTCTATTACAAAATTGTAGTCAGCTTCATCATCATCAAGTTTGTAAGGTAAAGAATTTCTTGTTAATTCAGACTCATTGAAATCAAAATTACTCTGTGTTAAGGTAAAATTATCAGATACAGGGTTAGATCGATAAGTATCACCTATGAAATATGGGAATGTAGGATTTGCGTTAACTGAAGAAATGCTTGCAAAGTATGCATAAGTTCCATTTGGAAAATCTGGTGTTTTGCAAAATCTACCATTATTTTGGTCTAAGTCTCCTGAATTTTTAAATACATGATCTTCTACAAAAAATCCAGACGCAAAACTCGATATACTTGGTCTATTTTCAATTAGTGTAGGATCTAAAACATATCCTGAATTAAGGACTCTTGATAATGAGTTGTTATCATCTGCCACTGAATATCCATAAGGCCCATAAATTGGATTTCCATCATATGCCCAACCTATTATAGGGGAATGTGTTTGTGGTGAAGATGGTAAATCATCAAAAGCTGTTTGTATTTTACCAGAGTATCCGACAACTGAATATTGTAAATTAGTTTTTGATTCTCTAAGTAATATTTCATCACCAAAACGTGTCAAATTATTAACATCCAAATCTCTAACTGAACTATCAATAATAAATCCAGATCCATTAGGTGTTATTTTTACGGGAGGTGATGATGAATATCCAATACCCGCATTTATCACTTTAACTTCTGTTATTTTTCCATTATTAACAACTGCTCTTAATTTACCTCCTATTCCAGTTCCTATACCGACTAAATCCAAATCTGGTGCTGATGTATAATCTTTTCCACCAAATCTAACATCACATCCAATTATTTTACCATCTAATACAACTGCCTTTAACTCTGCGCCAGATCCATTAAGTATTTTAATATTAGGTTTCTTTTCAAAATTTAAAATATTAGAACCGTAATTAGTTCCCTTTTCATAAAGGTAAGCATCAACTAAAGGCCCACGAATTTTAGGAGTTAAAACTAATGATTCTGTTCTACCTGCAGATACTGGTGAATAAACAACGTTTACGTTGACAACAATTGGTTCAAAGAAAAATTCATGATTACTTGAAGTAGAAACATCAGAAATTCTTACAAAATTACTTCTAAGGAAATTGGATGAAGGATCTAATCCACCTATACCAACATCAATTAATCTAAATTTATTATTATCTAATTTGAGTACTCTATATCTCGTAGTAACACCTAATCCTATTGGTGCGTGATTTGCGTCACCACTGGAAGGTGCATACTGCACTAAATCACCAGTTACAAAACCATGATTTTTAAAATTAATAGAATTATCAACTGTTGTAATTCCAACTGGTTTGACTATAAGTTTTCTATTTGTGTAGTTTATTCCAGAATCAATAACTCTTATTGATTTTACGTGATTTTTTAAATTAAGAAGAGTAAATTTATGATTTCCTGTTTTATTTTCAATAGTAAATCCAATAGTGTTGATACCTGCTAAGTAATCAGTCTCTTTTTCAAATAATTTAATACTAGAATTACTAATAACTTCTGGATAGTAAGTTGATCCATCTACCAAAGTTTTATTTTGAACAGTATTTGATCCCGCAAAAGTTCCAATACCTATAGATGCATGACCATTATTACTATAAATTAATGGTTCGCCACTTTGTAAATTATGTGCATAGTAAAATTCTATAACATCATTAATATGATCAACTCCTCCACGGATATTTTTTAATCTACCATCAAATGTCAATTCCCTTTGTCTTTTCGTAACAATTGGTTTTAAAATAGCACCTGATCCATTTCCACCGGAGATACTTATTGACAAAACTTTTTCAACATCAAAATTTTGTTGATCAACCAACATTTCTGTTAATTTGCCTTGTATTACAGGTTGTACAAGCGCAGTGGTTCCTGATCCTGCATTTGGAACGCTAATAGTTGGTGGATTAATTACGTCAAAATCTTTTCCTTGATTTAATATTTTAAACTCTGATAATGGCCCAAAAAATATTTTATCTAATGATTTATAGTTTGCAATTTCAACACCATTTTTTAAAATTCCTGTTGATCCTACATCTGTTTTAGATGAACCACCAGTTTTTATATTAACATCTGCTGGAAATCTTCTTAATATTTTTTGAACACCAATTTCCTCATTTTTATGTCTAAGTAAAACAAACTTATGAGATCCAGTTTGACCAATACCAAGATTGGTAAATTCAAGATATGGTGGAGCAGATTGATCTACGTTTGTAACAGTGATAAAAGATCTTGAAGGATATAATCTTAAAATCTTGTCTGCTCCATTCTGTGCAGTTAAAACCTCTGCAAAATAAACTCCTCCAGTAGTATCTAATCCAACGAGAGGATCATTTTCTGGAATATATGCTATTGCATCACCAGTTATAAAAGGTATTTCATTATCAAATTGTAATTTTGAATATAATCCTGTGATTGGATTTTTTTCTAATAATTGTTGAGTACCAATACCAGATGCATCTTCTTTAGGGTCATCTAAAGATGCTTTAACAACAGTTTTATCAATTCTATAAGAAGGCATCGAAGATGATGCAACATAATAATCTTGATCACGATCATTATATGTGTTTTGCACATTTGCAGTTATAATATTATTTCCAAATTGTAAATCAACTCCTGCAGCACCAAATGCTTTATCAAGTTCTCTTTGAATATCATATTCAGTATTTCCATCATTAAAGATTGTACTATCTAGATCAATATCCTGTAGATTGACAGTTACTCCTACACCTGTAAGAACTGGTACCAATTCCCCTCTTCTAAAAATAGATACTTTATCACCATTTTTTAGTTGAGATTTATCAATATTTGATCTTTGTATAACTGTTGATGTTGTTGTATTGATACCTACACTTGAGGGTATATCAACTTTAATTCGACTAGCTGTGTTATAAATCCATGAATTGAAGAAAACTGTTTTTCTTGTTCTATCACTTAGAGATTGTGGGTTAGGTATTTCTTCACCTAGGTTTTTTACTGTTATTTTTTCACCTTCAAGAGTTACACTTGATCCTGAGCTGGGTAATAATTCAAAATCAGATAAAACACCTGTAATTCTCAATTCAACTCTTTTTGTTAAATCACCATTTTCGTAACCAAATATAAATTCATCACTTCTCAAATCATCTGTTGATCTTATTGAATTTCCAATACCAGTACAATTTAAGAACTGATTTATGGTTTTATCAGTATAAGTAATTGTATTAATTCCATTTACTCCATTTGTAATTACTACTCCAGTTGTTCCAAACCCAACTGTGGAATCAACAGTGAGTGTTGTGGATGATATTGGAGCATCTTCTATTACTCTTGTTTTACCCGGAATGGTAAAAATTCCTTGTATTGCAGATCTTTCATTATATCCAACAAATAAATTTAATTTATAATATGTTGTTATTCCTAGATTTCCAGATCTACTAAAAATCTCAACCTCAGATACAGACCCTGAAGTGTTGAGATCAGTTGATTTTGTTATTGTTTGTCCAACTAATTTGTTAGGATCGCCAGATATCTGTTGAGCAACAATCACCTCTCTACGAAGATATTCAGCTGATGATGGTTTTATTAATAAATTTTCTAAATCAATTATTTTAGGTGTAATTCCGTACAAAACATTAAATAAAATACGGAATGACTCCTCAGTTCCTTTAGATTTGTATAAGGATTTAGATTCTTTTATAAAATTACTTATATCTACATTTGTATTCAAAGTCGTATCTTCAAGACCGGGGGTGAGATAAGACTTTGTTTTATTGTAAAACTCTTTAAGAAAAAGAACACTTAAGTTTTCAACTCTTGAATTTATCGCATGATTTTCAACATCACTGGTTGAAAATATAAGTTCTCCTTGATTATCAGGATCAGTATATGATGTTATTCCACTAAATCCCCTTATAATACCAGTAAATGTATTAGTTGTAATTCCCGTGTAGGTGATTATTTCATCATCAATCTTTAAAAGACCATACTCACTTGGAAAACCTTTTGTAGATGATACAGATATAGATTCTTGAGCAACATTGGTAATTGCAGATGTAAGTGTTGTCACACCAACAATTACTTCTGGTGTCAAGTTGTCAAGTTTGATATATTGATCTAAATTATCAGTTAAATCTATAACACCGCCATGATGTTCTTGAGAGATATAATATTGCTTTAAAAAGTCAACAGCTATTGGACTCTCTGATCTAATAAACTCAGGTAGCTGACTTTCAATTATTTGCTGAACTTGTATACGCTTGTCTATTCCAGTTCCGATCATGTTCTTGTTAGTTCTCCGTTAGAATAACTTGAAGTTACTTTATATCCAACACCAGATATTTGTTCTCCTGATGTAATTGTATCCTTAACCATATTTATTTGACTACTTGGGATGTTAAAATCAAGGTAAAGATCTTGTAAACCAATAACATCATTTGATTCAGGGAATGCCTGAACTTCTATAATATTATTTGGTTTATCAGTAGATATAATATTAATTGTAGATAAATTAATTTCACCATGAACATAATCAACTGTTCCAGCGGATTTTACCACAACAATTGTTTCACCACTTGCATTTTTTCTAACGACTGATATAGTTCCAGTTAATTTATCTTGATTAGGAATATCTGTAAAAAATACAGTTTCCACCGTTCCTAATATTTTAAATCCTGTGCTCTTTATATTTAATCCTTCAGGTCTTACATTAAATTGATTACCAAAACATAACTCATATTGAGCAAACTGATTGACAAGAGCATTTAAATTTCTTCTTATTTTAATTCTTGTTATGTTGGATGTAATTGCTTTATCAATATTATCCACAACATTTAATACCTTACTGTATTTAAATCTACCACCAAATCTATTTACATCACCCGATTTAGAGTATGTTGTTAAAGCCGATACTATCTTTGTCTTTAAATCATTCACCGTTGATACTTTAGTTGAATCATAGTATATAAATGACTCAACCTCAACATATAGAACTTGGAGATCAACAATTTTTTGATTGATACCTGTTAATGAGTAACTTTTTAATTTAGTAAGAATTTGTGTTTTATCAAAATCAGATACAAATTCACCATTCTTTGGTTTAATTGTAATAAGAACAGTTCCAAACTGTGGTGGGTCAACTTCTTCACCACCAACTACTGATACACTCTCAGTGTTTGGATATACAGTTTGTACTATTGATTCATAGTCTCTTGCTGTAACTGCTCTATATTGTGATGAATATAGTCTAGGTGCAAAATACTTAATCGAGTCGACACTTTCAATGTCACCGCCATTAGATGCAGCAGAGACTGTATTAATAGATGGAATTGATTGAGGAACGATGACTTGTCCATTATCACCAGTAAAACTACCTGCAAAGTTAAAGAATTCAGGGCCATTACCCTGAGAACCTGATGTGACAACATATTGCACTGTAATTACTGCACCGTTTTCAGGTTTACGACCAAAAACACCATCACCGAATAAAAGTTCATATCTCTCGTCTTGTATTTCTTGTATCAAATATGTGTCTGATATAGAACTGATTCCAACTATATTATCGATCATCTTATATTGCTTACCTAGGATACCCGGAGTGCCCACATATGCGACTATAGATGATGTATCGATGTTTGAGTTATCAAGTATGAAACGTTGCTCTAGAGATCCATCTACAACGAACTGAGAGGTTAAAAATGTTCCCTCTAATACATCAATAGGTGAACTAGATGAACCAAAAGATGCTACCCCAACTCCAGCAGTGACAGTTGTATTCGCTACTATACTCTCTGAGATTGAAAACACTATATCTGAGTCATTCTGCCTTCCTACACACACTAGGCCTGGTTGTAGAGTCATTGTAGGACTCGTTGTATTTGCAGTTACTGTGAAGTTTATAGATGCTCTTGCTGCTGTCTTAGAACGGGGTACATAACCAATATTTCTTGCAAGTGATACTACATTTTCTCTTAGTGTTGCAGAATCTAAAAATGATTCATTTACTACAAGGTTTGAGTTAAATGCAGAGATGTATGTATTATAAGCCAGTGCATCAATTAAGACTGAGAAGTTAGATCCTTCAAAATCAAAGTCAGTGAAGTTTGAATTAGCTCTTAGGTAATCCTTTATTTGTGTTTTAATCTGATCAAAGTCAAGATTAGTAAATTTAGTAACTGGCATTATCTTGTTGCTTTTAATATGAATGAAAATTCTTGTGTTGGAAACGCTTGTCCAATAATATCAAAAATGACAAATACCTCATATTCGTTTGTATCCGGTCTAGGATCAACATTTACTTTTAAATTAGTAACTCGAAGTTCATAATTCTCGATGGTGTTTCTAATTTGATCTTCAATAATTGATGCAGTACCAAAATCAATAAATCCCGGTGCATTATTAAATAAAAGATTTCTAACGTCTGATCCTATAGTTGAATTAAAAAATCTTTCATTTGGAATTGTTTGCACAAGATTTCTTACTGATCTTTTTATCGCATCAGCGTTTTTAAGTACACCAATATCTCCAGTCACAGGATGCCTTTTAAAAGACAGACTGATATCCTTAAACTCTCTTGATATTCTGGTTATTGCCATTAAACAATGGATTTTTATCTATTTATACCTATCTATTTAGCTGATTCATATTATAGTCATCAGAATCAAAATAATTTAATACCCACCATGCCACAGAACGAGGATTTTTAGACCCACAAGTGAAAATATCCATTGCAACACATCCTTTTTCAGGCCAAGTATGACAAGAAAGGTGACTTTCACCTAAAGTTACGGTACAAGTCACTCCATAAGGTTCAAATTGGTGCATATAAGTGTTAAGAACCTGTAAACCCTCTGTTTTACAGGCACTTTCGCACACTTGTTCAATCTTTTTTGCATCATTTAACTTATCAAACGGTACATTATACACTTCAACAAGTAAATGTTCGCCCATATGGGCATTTTTCACGTTTTTCATCCGTATGTGTGTATGTTATAGTGGGTTCTTTTTGGTGTATAGGGAGATTTTTTGGTTTTTTTGGTTACTTCAATGTAAATTTTTAAGATTTGTTCGGTTTTCATTCAGATTTTTTTAATTTTGACGGTTTAATACGAATTTCAGAGTATTCGCTTATTAACTTTTTGCCACTTCTGACAAATTCTTCACTTTTATCAACTTTTACAACCATTTTTACCCCTAAAAAAATTATTTATCCTAATTCTGGTTCAATATTAATCTCAACATTGCCAGTTTTGCGTTCTTTTGCAGTTTTCCAGAAATAATTCTCTTCAGAACCTAGTCCATCACGATCATGTCCGTTTTCAACCTGATAATACACTGTTGATACCTTAAAATCTGGTGTCTTGGGTGTCTCAGGAGTGATACTATTGTCATAAATCCTCATTCTATTGTTTGGATAGAGGCAAAACTGCCCATTATCCAATTCTATGAGGTTATGAGACTTGTGTTCAGCAGGCTGTTCGCTTGTTGAATAGTCAATCGCATCTACACTTTCATGATAATTGTCTAAAGTGCAAATATATGTTCCTGTTTGGTTTCCAAAGTCCCTTGTCATCACTTCAAAGTGCATTGAACCAATAAATTGCTTCTGAACTGCGACCACACCATAGTCCATACAGTTCCAAAACTGCAAATTATGCAGTGTCATGTCTGGTGTTGGTGTTTCTGGGTCGGTAGTAAACGCAGAAATGGGTAATTTATCGAACATTGCTGCATAATCAGGCAAATATGTCTCAAAATAAAACGCTCTTCCGGGAATAGATTTAGCAGCAACCCAAACTCCCTTAACAAATTCTCCATGACCACTCTTATGATCGGTCAAATACTCTTTTCTCACCCATACTTCATAAGAAGGTAAATTCGCAATTAGAGTAGACATTACTTACCTTGACCTCTTGGACGTTTACGAGCCGAGTTACGCGAGGTAGCCGCGTATTTCGAGTGTTTTCCATTGCCCTGTCGAGTTTTTTTAGGGTGACTTTCAATATTAACACCCATGTTAAATGTTTTTGCCATTAATTGGATTCCTCAATCATTTCTGTGGTAAATTGGTCAGGGTCATTCTTCCCTGTAAGGTAAAATTCAACTGCAAAGTCCTGCATTCTATCAAAATACTCACTTTGTGTTAAATCTGAGAAAACTGGTTCTCCATTTTTAAGTATATTGTACTTGGTTATCTTCATAAATTCGGATCATACTTGAAAATTATGTAGATAATCAAAATAAACAAGATCAAAAGTAGTGCGAGAAAAGTTATCATAATTAAATAATCCTTGTTTTTTCATGTCCGACACGAATACGTGGATCACACCATATCTCATAACCAGCTTCTTTGGCATCGAGACAGAACGAGACATCTTCGCCACACATATCCTGTACATTACCAGACTCAAAGACCTGCATCTTTGGAGCAAACCAAGGATAAGGCATCTTTTTGTCCTCAAATACACCTTTCTGTATGAGTAACCAACCAAATCCTGCATAATCAACAGTAAATGGTTTCTTTCTCTTCTGTATTGTTTCGAGAGTCTCGTGATTCATTACACCACCATTGGATGCAAAATCATCTTCCTCTAACCAGTGAGCAACCGATGTAGTACGACCATCTTCAGTACAATACCAACCAGAAACAATAGGTCTTGTTTTCTTTGGATTAACTATTAAATTATAACCCGCTAACTTTTGAACATCTTTTCCATCCTGTACTGAACCCTTTTCATATACAGGTTCTTTTGTAATTGCATCTTGTGGTACTGAATTTAGAATTAACTGATAGAATTTTGCAGTATCGAAAACAATATCAGAATCAATCCAGAGTTGCCAATCATATTCTAATTTACCATCCCAAGGTAATTGATCAGGCCCTCGGAGAACGTTTGCACCCAAACATTTACAACGGGCGAAATTTACCATTGATGAGTAATCTTGAGATATTTGAATACCTCCACCTGCTTGTACAATATCAAAACATAATTGTACAAAATTCTTCAGATAGGTATATGATACTCCTCTGCCGGGTAGACAAAAGACGATCTTCTTTCCTCTAATTAATTGTTTTGCAAGTTCATAATCCCATTCGGGTTCTTTTTGAACGGGAGCCTTTGATTTGACTTTAAAGCCTTTTGCCATAATTAAATCATTTTATAATTATATTTTACATCAATATCTATGTGATGTCAATAAGAACTTTTATTTTGTTCCATATGAGATATTAGATCTTTATCCTGTTCCCATATCTCCTTTATAAGTTCATAATTGTATGATGAATGAGTCATACCATCTTTGTAGACTAATTGATAGTATTGTCTTTTATTCATCTGACTCCGTGATTATTACTTCGTTATCTTCAATTTTCCAATTTAGATTTGTATCTTCGTACCAATCCATTTCATTGATGATCCACTCTGGTATTATAGCACGATATTCTCCGGTTGCAGTATCAACCTCTATGGATGTAATATAGCCCCCGGAATTTTTTTGCATTCTGTGAAATCCTGTCGTCGTTTTTATATAGCGAAAAAAAATTTTACAATACTTGTAATATATGTGTCGCTTTCGTAACACTTTGTAGACTAGGGGAGTCACGCATTTTTATATAAGGGGGGGATCAACGCATAATAACTGTTGATCCCACGAACGAATGACTACCCCCTAGCCATTCGTGAATGATTAAAATTATTCCTACTGAACACCTCACGGTTAATTAACTTATAAGTTCCAAATCCATTATCAAACACATAGCCCTCATGCTCTGCCTCATCACCTTGAAAGTAAGTTTCTAAACTGTGGTCATGTCTGCACTGGTAAAGAGCATCTAACTTAATGCAACGCAGGAATGACCAAAGGCGAATCAGGTTGCGATCCACTCCCTCAAATTCAAAAGTCTCTGGGTCTATCTCCACACCGTCACGGATTGCTTTATTAAATGCCTTCTTCAGTTTACCTGCTGTCTTTTTATCCACGAACTCAACTGAAGCGGATATCTGGCGAGCAAACTCAATACGGTTTCCCAACTGAAAACGGTTGTCTCCGTCATGCTGATTGTAGTGGCCAGTTTCAACACGACAACGTGGTTGAACGAAACGACAAACTTCATTAGACTTCAGTTCGCCCTGATTGATTGGCAACCCGTAAACGTCCTGTAGCCCATTGTCTCCACACAACTCATAACGAGTATGTGGTGCAATAATAATATTTTGATCTACGTGATTGGGAAATAAGTATGTTAAAGTATTCGGTGTATAATCCCTCTCACCTCCGAAACCAATCCAGTCACCCTGATAGATGTATTTTGTCATTGGTAGGTACTCAAGGCAAAATTCTAAGATGTGAACTAATACGGGTATATGGCCATAATGACGTTCAATATCTTCTACAGTATAACAGATTTTTGGATTCTTCTTATTAAATACGGACTTCGTACCCACGAACCCGTAACCAGTAGTAGGGCAGCACCCCCAGACGATTGCTGGAGCCCCGTCAATCTTTACGGATAGGCGACCCGCAGACTGAAACCAACCCAGTATATCTAAATCGCCTGTAAGGATTGTGTCCTCTGGGTGTTCTAAGTGTTTAACGTTGGTCATAGATCGCAATAAGAAGTAGTAATTTTATCAAGGATTGAATTGACTCTATCCTCAACGGGTAATCCCCCGATTAAATCAGATGGGGGAGTGTCTGGGTCTGCGTAGTGTTGGTAATCCTCCATCGCTGCTTCGATGGTTTCCAACTCTGCTTCCGTGAATAAAATTGGTTTCATTAGATAAAAATAGGGTCAGCGTACTTTGAACATGGGTGTGGGTTCTCAGGTGAGCAACCGAAAGAGGCAATGAAGTCATCTAACTGATTCACTTCATCAGGTGTAAGATCATCAAAATCAATTGTTGCAATGTGATCGACTCCCCACTCTGCAACTTCAAAAACGAACTCTTCCCAATCGCAACATACGTATGCTACGTTTTCAAAGTTGTCGTTTGATTTGATTCTGTTTGCTATTGCTTCGGGTCTGTTCATAAACTTTGGGGGTTTTGTTATACTATTATTATAAAAGATAATCCACGCATTTAGGGTAAAAATGCGTGAATCGAAATAATTGTTTACATTAGAGATGTGCTTCTATTAACTGGGATATGTCGTTTAATATCTCTTCCATCTTCCATTTTGCAGATAGGATTAAATCTTCTGTGCGGTACATTGGATAATCTCCGCTGTCCTTTGCTTCAGCAATTACTTCTGCTAAACACGCTTTCATAAGACCTTCCTGAGTCATTTCATATTCAGTTGGGTCAACGTAAGTAAAAAATCTGTTCATAATCGATGGGGGTTGTTTATACTACTATTATAGAAACAGATGCCCACGATTGCGAGCACCTGTAACAAAACTTAATTAGGTAAGTAACCTGCAAATTCCATGCCGGGCTCATCATAGAACCAAGAGATGTTGACATCTGGAAAATCTTCGGTTATTTTACGATAGATGCCCTCAGCTGGGCTCCATGCTGTATTGAATCCAAATTCAGCATAGCCAGATTCTTCATCAATTTCTGCCATGAATTTGTCGCACATATCCCACTTTGTTCCCCAGTTGGAAACATTCCAGTGATACCAGCGATCATCATTTTTACCATCTGGGAAGTTGTAAGTTACATGAACTACCTCACCATCCATGTTTTTGATCTCCTCCTCAATTGGAAGTTCGCCTTTGTCGTTTGGAATCTTTGTAAAGTCAGGCCTAGGAAAGATTGTATTAAATGGATTCGGGCCATCTAATATTTTAACTAATTTTTGAAACTGTTCTGAGTTGTCTCCATTGTCAGATAACCTAACTCTGTTTTCGCACCAATTTGGCATAATTCTTTTGGGGGGTAATTTGGTAGGGTCTTATGAGTAGATCCGAGTTGCTTATGGGATCGGCATCCTTTAACTCTGCCCTATGTACTTAATTATAAAGGACTGGTTGCAAAAAACAACCAGCCCGTAGACACTAATTAAAGTGTCATACCCGATACGAAAGGAACAACTGAACCTGTTAGTCTGTCGGATAGGTACCAAACCCAATCTTTCTGAAAGATGCCGGCACTGGGAACAAACTCATCTAATATTGCGTTAAGTCTGGACTTTGTGGTCACGGACTGCCAACCACCGTCTTTAATTGTGAGTTGGTTGGTTGCTGTATCAAGTGAAGCAATGTGATTGCCATGTAAGAAAACATCTACATCAGTTGTAACACCGTTTGTTTTGAAACATCTCACGGAAGTGTTTGCCTTTGAGAAGTTACGTCTGTAACGGATTGCTCTGTTCATCTCTTCTTCAATCTTGCGCATAGTTTAAAGGGGGTAACGTTTGCTATGTACCTATTATAACCGATAGGCAGCGGGTGTTAAGGTTGTTGTAACAATCCTTAATAATCATTTAGGATTGATTGCACTCTGTAGCGTTTAACGTGTTGTTTATAGTATGATGACTTTCTAGGGTCAGGGCCTAAGAAATACTCTAACAGATCAACCTTTGAATCTAATAGAGCGTTATAAACTTTTTTTGCTTCCTTTTGATCGTAATTAATCATTTGAATTAATGGGGGGTTCGTTGTGTTCTCTTTAATTGTAATGTATTATCAACATAAACAACAGGTTTAAATGGTTTATGTAACAATCTGTAATCTTTTTCAATCTGGTTAAAAAATAGGTAAGTCTGGTCAACCCACTTTTTTCTATTCTTTCGAGTGAAAAATTTCTTTCGATAAGTGCCCTCAGGCTGTGTCCAATAATCTTTCATGATGGGGGTAAAAAAATGATTTGTAGAGATGCTTCAAGGCGGATCTCCGCTTTCAGGGGTGGGACTAAGCTGCAGCTGACCGGTTACGCGGTGTCTCCCTCTTCACTATCCCCGCTCTCTACTTTTATACAATAAGGGATTTTGAAGAGGATTGCAACCGATTGTGTGCACTTAATTAACTGTCCTACTTCTTACTCCTGTTCATTTCTCTGTAGTCAAGTTCCGTGGCTATGGCCATGCCCACTGTGTACAATGAGTAAAGACCACCGATGAGAATAAAAAGTTCCATTATAAAAAGAAAATGATAAGAATAATTACGATAAGTTTAATCACTGTGCTAAATCCCAAAAACGATTGTTTGCAATTTCGATCTGTTTCTCTTCATCTAGGTAGGGGAATGACTCCTGCACCTCTTCAAAGATTGACTCAAGTAATTCAACGTTTGCTTGATGACTCATAATAATAAGGGGGTTAATTGATTTCATTATAATCCCCCCGCAACAAAAATGCAACGGGGGGTTGTGACAGTTATTCAACTGGTTCGTTAAATGCTCTATCTAATATTTGATCTGCCATCTCTTTCTGATCTCTGTTCATCTTGAACTCCATGTATTGAAATGCGTCATACATGAGTTCATATTCTTTGCGATTGAGTTTCATAAAATTTAGGGGGTTTAACTTCAATCCAATATTAGATCATCTTGTGCCAAAGTCAACCAGCCAGTGTGACAGTAATATTAGTGGCACAATACATGTTGATTCTCATCATATCATGAATTATAATGAATATAACAAGAAACAAAGGGTGCGGGGTAGCACTACTGAACAACCTTCGCCACTCATCCTGCCTTGATATAATATTTGTAATCTTTTGTAATATTGCCGGTCAAGTTTCGCTGTGACAATTTGTCCACTGACACATATCATAGTCATCCCCTATGCCAATAAAAAAACTGACACAGGGGCGATTGACCGAAATCCTTGCATGTGTCAGTATTGAAGTATAAAATGTTACACACATATTATGTCTTACTCTAGTTCACCCACTCACCTACACGTATGCGTATGTACTATGAATATGTGCGACGAACCCGTGCATGATCTCGTGCAAGTAATTGAGCATACTTGCATATGTGAACATGCACATCCAATCTCGAGCCCATATGCACATGACCCCCATCATATGCACATCTCGTCGAGATTAAGCATAATGCCTATATGCTAACTCAGCATAGTCGAGATTCATATGACTATGGCTGTAGTCTTCGTCGAGATCGTATGTCCAATCATCGTCGAGATCATCTGCATATGACATATCATAGTCGAGATAAGTTTCCATAAGTTCTCGTCTAGATTTGCTTATTCTTATTATAGTCGAGATTCATATATCTGTCAACTATAAGGACAGTTATTATTTATACATTTTATGAGAATTGTGTGGGTTCTCTGACCAAAAAAATTCCGAAAAACTTGACAAACTCCGATCCTTATGCTACGCTCGCTAAACTTGCATCAGATGGCTACATTTCTACATGAATTTAACACCCTCAATGAGTATAGATTCCACTTAGAATACCTAGAGATTCTATCCAGACTACCGATCGGTATAAAACACTCATTTATATTTAAAAAAGGTTTTTTAAATGTTTTTTAAAGTAAAATACCCCGATATTGGTATAATATGATACATTTCGCCCTTTTACCTTCGTTTGATGATAACCTTAAAATCCACCACCTTTTTGCCCTCATATTGAGTCAATCTATCTTGATTCTTTCGATGTCATTTTCAGTCAATTTATCGTTATCTCCTCTCCATATTTCCACTATATGGGCTGGTTTATCAGTCATGTTACAACCCATGTGCCATTCTCCCTTTTCAATTAAAACACTTGCACTATCACTCAGTTCATATACCATCTTATTCTCTCCGATTCCCATGTGTATTTCTGCACTTCCGCTAACTAAATTCCATAGTTCAGATCGGTGTTCATGTCTCTGCATTGACAGACATGAAAATGGTTTAATCACTAATTCTTTAACTTTATATCCCTTTCCCATATACAATTCTTTATAGTATCCCCATTTGCGTATTGTGGTAGGACTCTTCCACTTATCCAGTAACCAACTACTACTTTCTGTCTTATCTCCTCCAACATTGCATACAAACTTCACTCTCTCATCATCTTTAAAACTTTCATACTCAGGTATGTTTAATATGATTCGATCTCCTCCATTTGCAAAGATGACTTCATCATGATGATGTAATACTTGTTCGATAGCATGACATGACGTATCATCTTCATCATTATACATGATAACCTCATCTACCATATTAAGACTCTGTATAATGATTGCTCTGTTCTCCAAGTTCATAAATGGTTGACCTTTTTTGCGTGTCAGCCAATGATCTGAGTTAAGACCCACGATCAATTTGTCTCCAAGTTTTTTTGCATCTGAAAAGTATTTGACATGACCACCATGTATCGGATCAAATCCTCCTGTGACTAATACAACTTTTTCTTTATTCATTGCCATACTCAATAATTACATCAGGTTCAGTATCATCATACTTACTCTTACGTCTTTTTACAAATTGCAATTCTCCCCATTGATACTTGTAACAACATAGTAAGATATGTATTTTCTTATGAAGTTTATCGTTTGTCAATGTGCAATATGGTTTGGGTTTCGTGCCGATTTCAATCGTCAGATAAGTTTGATGAGTCGGCCACCCACGTTTTGGTTGAGACTCCTCTCCTACAAAATATACCCACCCCTCATGTACCTGACCAAGTTCTGTAGTCCAAATGACATAATCATCAACTTTTGGTTCATACATTACTTGACTCTCTTGATCTTTATATCATTTGGTGACACTCCGCTTGAGAGTAATTCCTCATATTTTTGGGCCGCGCCCACCCTCGTGAGCGAAGAATATGAAGTATCTGGAAGAAAATATCCAGTAGTTTGATTCTCTAATACATCATAGAGTTTCTCTGTATCCTTTATATCCTCTGTTTTTGCCTTTGGTAAGTTTTCTAAGATATTGACCTGTCTTTGAAGTTCTCCCTCTACAGCTGCAATATGTTGATATAAATGTGAATACCATTTATTTTCTGAAATCATCTTTTCCAGTTCATCTAAATGGTATTGAGCATTTTTGAGTTTGTTAAGTTCTGACGTTGACATGAAAGATTTAGCCTGATACTATTAATTATACATGAAAGAGTTTAGTCTGTCCACTCTGCAACAGGTTGTTTTGCCTGTGCCTTTTCCATCTTGTCATAGAACCGATCAATCACACCTTCCAGTATTACAAAAATGTCCTCCATTTCCTTTACCAATTTCTCATCATCATTGCCTTGCATATATCCCTCAAGACAATATAGAATGGTGCTGATTTGTCCTTCGGTCATGTCAACATTGTGTAGAATGTCTTTAAAGTTGTGATCCATTAAATTAAGTCTCCGATAGTTGTGACTGTTCTGAGTAAGTCCTGTTCCTGTGCATGATAGAGTTTAGTTTCTAACTCTTCACATACTCTCTCTTCTTGCTCATCATTACACTCATACCATAGTATGGCATATTTGAGCAGTTCAAGTTGTTCTTTGTTGACTTCTATTTTCATTGTGTGAGTTCCTCATCAAATGCTTCCTCAAAATCGTTGATTGCCTGACGTATGCTTGCCTTATCCTTCCCTTTGGAATAGACTACACAATACTTAGATATACGATCTAACAGTAAATCATCTAAGTGTGGATAAAATTCCTTGACTGTGGGTAGATACTCTTTTGCTTCCTCTCTGAGTGAAGTTTTAGTGTTGTGAATTAATTTGTCCTTAGTCATTAGTCGGCCTCCAGATTGAATGTGACTACAAATTCATTTGTATAGTCCTGATAGTCAGTAACTACAAGTGGGCATTTGTTTAACCACTCTTGAAAGTCCTGATAGCGTTGCTCCTTGA